GTCAGCAAACTGGCGAAGGATATCGCTGTCTACAATCTGGCAAGCAGGACTGGAATAGATGAAGACGACAGGGAGAACACCATATACATCCGTTACAAGAACGCTATCACGTTCCTGACGAATGTAGCCAAAGGCCTGGCGAACATTGATACCGGGCAGGATACAGCAGACGGATCCGGAACAGCCACGGCAAACGACGGCTTCCGGTACCAGGCAAATGAACGGCTGTTTTCCAGGGAGACCATGAAAGGATATTAACCACACATGTCATCAATTAGAGCCAGCATGGAAGGAGAACTCCCAGAGCTTGCGGAGAAGCTGTCCCGGCTGAGTACCATCGACAAGGCTGGGATCAATAATGCGATCGCGGAGGCTTTGCGGAGCGGGACGATCGAAAGATTTGAAGGCGAAAAGAGCCCGGAAGGGGCTGCATGGAACAAGTCCATCCGGGCATCGGAAAAAGGCGGACTGACCCTGACAATGACAGGACAGCTGAAAGGCTCCATCAACGCCAGAGCGACCGAAGAAGGTGCCGAAGTCGGCACAAACCTGGTATATGCAGCCACCCACCAGTTCGGAGCATCCGGACGCGTGATCCGGGCGAAGAACAAGCCCTATCTTGCTTTTGAGTACCACGGACGCACGATCCGCAAGAAACAGGTTACTGTCAACATACCGGCACGCCCGTTCTTGGGTATATCGGATGAAGACAGGCAGGAGATCAAGAGTCTTGTAGAGGAGGCATTATCAGAAGCATGACGAAGAAGGCGTTCCTGGAGGCTGCACTGAAAGCTGGAGGCCTGACGAAGAGCGTATACACCAGCCTAAAGCAGTTGAAACACGCTGCGGGCACACAATACGGCGCAGTTCTGCGGATCAGCGACACACCGGTACGAGCGACATCTAAAAAAACATTCAAAGACCAGCAGGGTGCTTCCCTCATACGGCGGAAGCTGTACACCTGCGAGACCGCCTACAATGTGGTCCTGGCCGCAGCGGATGAGGAAAAGCTGGAGGAGCTCCTGGAAGGATTCCTCTCAAACCTGGAAAGAGGCTTCTATGATGATGGCGGGAATTGGGTGGATGTCACTCCGGTGGAGACTGACTGGGTAGATGAAGATGATTGTGTGATGAAGGCTAAGATGGCCGTCCAGATAAAAGTTGTATGCAAATATGGAATCTACAAAGACGTGGCAGCATGGACCAGCCCGGAGGGCACGGAGATGGAACTGACCACGGGAAAGGATGAAGATGGACAGCAATGAAATGAAGACCATTGAAGAATGGGCGAAAGAAAAGAAAACCGCAGATGAGATTCTGAAGGGGACTATGATCCTGGAAGGCTGGGGCTGCGGAAAAAGCGTAAGCGAAAGCGAATACGATGAAGCCGTGGAGCTGTTTACTGGCAGACCGGCAGATGGGAGGAAATAATGTTATCAAACGTTGAACTGAATTTACATGACAGCAACGGCGGGGCAGGAAGCGGAACCGGGACCGGGATCTTCGGCAAGGTCGGCGTCAGCCCTGTGGAGAGTGCGAGCCCTATCGTGATCACTGGGAACATGGATGCAGAGATGATCCGCGAGAAACTGGGGAATAGCCCGCTTGCAGACGCTTGCATCGACTCTGTGGAGAATGGGGCATCTACAATCTATGCCCTGCCGGTGAAAGAGACCACACACGGCAAGATCTCAAAAGCAGACCACCAGGGAACTGGAAAGGGAACCATTGAGGCATCCGGAAACCCGACAAATGACTTCACCCTGATCGTACAGATCGAGACTTCCGGGCTGACTAACACAGCCACCTGCGTGATCAGTGAAAACGGCGGTCAGAGCTGGGGAGATGAGCAGACCATCCCACTGTCCGGCACCATTACCGTACCGAACACAGGCGTGACACTGACCTTTACAGCTTCTGAAGGAAACCAGTTCGTTGCCGGTGATACCTATACCTTCGAGGCGACAGCCCCGGCGGCGAATAATGGGGACATCCTGGATGCTGTGAAGAAGTTCCGCAGCTACATGGTGACAGTGGAGCTGATCCATGTGGTAGGCACCAGTACCGCGGCACTGTGGGGATCCTTGGAAAGCCTTGGAGCTGCAATGGAGACACAGGCGGGCAAACCGATCTTTTTTATCTGTGAGCAGAGAGGACCTTCTGAAGCGGAGAACGCAGCTGCCTACGCCGAAGCAATCGCTCCGGATGCAAAAAGCGTGAAGGGGCGTCATGTGGGGGTTGTGTCCCAGTGGATCAGATACATCCGCATGGACGGACGTGAGCAGGACATCAATTTTGCAGGTATACTCACCGGAAGCCTGGCAGCCATCAAGGAAAGCACCTCTGTGGCTTACACTGGTACAAATGGAATCAGCTACGCTGAGGGCAAGATCGTGAAGCTCTTGCCGGAGGGAATTGAGGACTACATCGAACAGCTGGATGCTGCGAGATATATCTTCCTGCGTAAATACGAAGGACTGGAAGGCTACTATGTGGCAGCTACCAACATGACAGCACCGGCTTCCAGCGACTACGCGAACATCGAGGATGTCCGTGTGATGTACCGTCTGGCCCGCGAGGTGTACAAGAGAGCTCTCTTGCATCAGAACGAGGACTTTGACCAGATGGATGCGGAAACTTACTATGCACAGGTCCAGGAAGACCTGAACGTCCCGATCGACGACGCGAAAGACACGGATCACATTATCAGTGACGGACGCGTGACTATCCTTGCGGACATGGTAAACAGCGGCAAAGATAAAAAGCTTCCGGTCCGTATCCAGTGCGTACCGCGTGGATACACCAGAGAACTGAAGCTTGACATGTATGTAGTCAACGCGATCGCGTAGACGGAAAGGAGAAAGACGTGGCTAGAAAACAGATTGTAAACGGCAAGGTTTACGATTGGTCCTCCGTGACTATCGGAATGAGTGGCTGCGGGGGGATCGAACCGAAGGAGATCAGCTATGATGATGAGAAGGAGAAGACCCTGATCTATGGAAAGGGCGGCCGGATCCGCGGATACGGCACAGGCCAGGCAAAGAACGCCGTGAAGATCTCCATGCTCAGAGAGGACTTCAATATCTTTATGGATGCCGTGAAAGCATCCTACAAGAAGAACAAGTTCTACGACGTGGTGGTTCCGAAGATCACCGTATCCTATGCGGACACCGGATGTACAACCTGCACCGATACCCTTACAAAAGTAACCTTCTCAAAACGTAGCCTGAAGGTTGCGGAAGGTGATAACAGCCTGACTGTGGAACTGGAAGGTGTAGCAGTCGGAGAAATTGCGATCAACGGAATCACCGGCTGATCAAGTTAATTGTCAAAACAGGAGGAATAAAACATGTATTACGATACAGATGCAAAAAATGTGGAAGCTCTGAGTGCGCACGAAGAACAGGAAAGACCGGCAGCTGTTCCGATGACTCCGGCGGTAGCGGAACCTCAGAAACCGTTATCTGAAGATAAAAAGGCTTTTGAAAAATTTTGCGAAGGGAAACATGGTTACGTTGTAACTACCAACCTGTCCCAGGATGATGAGATGGAAGAGGAACTGAACTTCCTGTTCAAGGAACCTTCCAGCGCGAGCTATGACCGTTACGCCAAGACTGCCAGCAGCTCCTCTAGCAAGGCTATGAAAGCCTTCTGCCTGGATAACATCCATCCGGAGCAGCGTGTAGACTTGGACGATAAACTGAGTAAATTCCCGGCACTTGGAATCAGCCTGGGTGAGAAACTTCTCTACATGTTGGGTTTATCGAAGACAACCAGAGTACGGAGACTGTAAGATCTGCCGATGAACAGATAGAAGAGGCAGAGCAGGAGATCCGGGACAGCTTTTTTGACATGGCTGTCCTGACGATCTGCCGGTATCTGCCTTCTCAGATGGTTCCCACGGACTGGGAACAGGTTCCGATCACGGAACTTTACCGGCTGTTTGCAAAAGCTAAGATCTGCCGGGAGATGGTACAGGGAGATATACAGACGGGGGTGGCGAAAGCCTTCTCTGAAGAATAAAAAAGGAGCTGCATGAAAATTCACACAGCCCTCTGCCTAAAGCAATTATAAACGAATAACGAAAGAATTGCAAGAGGTGAGTGAACATGGGTATGGATTCTGTATTCCGTGTATCTCTTGTACTGGATATGGTTGATAACATGACCAGCAAAGTCCAGGGAGCTGCTGACGGGGTACCGTCTGCGGTACAGAAAATGAATGACGCCTTCGGGACTATGCAGAAGGCTGGCGTGGCAATGACCGGAATGGGTACCGCCATCGTCGGAGCCTGCATGGGAACCGTGACAGCGACGTTCGACACCCAGGATGCACTGGCCGAGGTTGCCAGCCTTGGAGTTGAGGATCTTGGAGCCCTGGAAAAGGCTGCAAAGAATTTCTCTGACACATGGGCGGGGACCACGAAGTCGGATTTCATATCCGCCTCTTATGATATCAAGTCCGGTATTGCGTCTCTGACAGATGAAGGCGTGGCCCAGTACACAGAGCTTGCCGGATTAACAGCGAAAGCGACCAAGGCGACCACTGCGGACATGACTTCCCTGTTCGCTACCGGTTACGGTATTTACAAGAACTATTATTCTGACCTCAGCGACATGGAGTTTGGAGAGATGTTCTCCGCCGGAATTGCCACGGCCGTTAAGAATTACAAGACCAGTGGTACTGAGATGGCAGGAGCCATCAAGATGCTGGGAGCTTCCGCAACGAATGCAAACGTCCCGATGGAAGAACAGCTTGCCATCCTGGGACAGCTACAGGCAACCATGAGCGGAACGGAAGCCGGTACAAAATACAAGTCATTTTTGAACACTGCGGCGTCAGCTGGCGAAAAGCTGGGGCTCAACTTCCTGGACGCAAACAACCAGCTTTTGTCCATGCCGGACATCCTGGAGCAGTTACATGGGAAGTATGGCGACACCATTGACGCAGTTGAAAAGAAACAATTAAAAGATGCCTTCGGAACAGATGAAGCGATCGCCCTCATCGACCTGCTGTACAACAACACAGATCAGTTGAAAACAGGTATCGACGACCTACAGACCTCTATGGATGGAGGAATAGATACCACGAAAAAGATGGCGGAAACGATCAACAGCACACCAGCGGAAAGGTTCCAGATACTAAAACAGCAGATGCACAACGTGACGGAAGAACTAGGAAAGGGACTTCTTCCAGCTGTCAACACCGGGCTGGAGGCTATGATCGGACTGGTTCAGAAAGGATCTGATTGGGTAGCCAACAACCAGGAGACCGTCGCGACCATTATGAAGATCGTTGCGATCCTGGGCGTCTTCCTGATTGTGGCCGGTGTAGTGACTGCCACCGTCGGAACACTAGGCAAGGCTATGACGTCACTGAAGACAGTCACGACCCTGGCGAGCAAGGCCAGCGGACTGTTCAATAGCGCACTCCTATCGTCACCTATAACGTGGGTGATAGGGCTGATCGTGGCGTTGATAGCCATATTTAAGGCGTGCGGTGGAGACGTGGAACAGCTGGGCGCGACCTTCAGCAATATCTTCGGCAAGGTAGGCGGGTTCGTAGGAACCGCAGCCACAGCCATAGCACAGAAGCTTCCGGAGTTCCTACAGTTTGGTATCAACCTGGTGCTTCAGATTGTGTCTGGTATAGCCTCCGGGCTTCCGTCCCTCATATCGGGCGGCGTGTCCATGCTGGAGTCCCTGATCACGGGAATCCAGACGATAGCACCGACTTTGCTAAGTGTCGGACTTTCCCTGCTTCTGACATTACTGTTCGGAATTTTGCAGGCGATTCCGTCAATCTTGCAGGCTGGGGAGACTATCATCCAGTCCCTGTATACAGGAATCACAACGTTGCTGCCGGTGATCTTATCCGCCGGGATACAGCTGATTCAGTCGCTCTTGACTGGAATTATACAGTATCTGCCAACTATCCTGTCAGCTGGTCTTCAGATCCTGAGTATGCTAGTACAGGGGATCGTGACCGGGCTCCCGGCACTTTTATCGGCTGGGATTTCGCTGATCCAGATGATCCTGACGGGCATCATTCAGAATCTGCCGTCTGTGATTTCAGCCGGTCTTCAGATCCTGGGGATGCTGGCTCAGGGAATTGCAACCGGACTCCCCCAGCTCCTGGCGCAGGCTCTTCAACTGATCCCTCTGGTCCTTCAGGCGATAGCCTCCGGGCTGCCGTCTCTGATCACATCCGGTATTCAGATCATTTTAATGATCCTGTCCGGACTGATCTCAGCCATCCCGACCCTGATCGGCATGATCCCGGAATTATTCTCCGGAGTTGTAGATGCCGTGACGTCGATCGACTGGCTGGATGTAGGATCTAACCTGGTAAACAGCATCAAGGACGGATTTGTGAGCGGCTTTTCCAGCCTGGTAGACACAGCCAAGGGACTGTGGGACGACTTTACAGGCTGGCTGTTCGGAGAAGATGATGTTCCGGATACGACACCAGTGGCAGGGACAGCAACGGCCATCGAGAACGATATCCCGAAGGTAGAGACAGCAGTAGACAACGCAAACCAGGCACTTTCCACACTTGACTTCAACCCTGACAGCTTACAACAGAAGGGAACAGAGTCCATGCAGGCCCTGGCAGACGGAATCACCGCAGGGACACCAGCAGCACAGGCAGAAGCTCAGAACGCCGGACAGAGTATCCTGGACAACTTCAATCTTGACACTACTGGAGCAGGATCCGCAGGAGCGAACCTGATGCAGAGCGTGACAGACGGAATCAATACAGGAACACCAGAAGCCCAGGCAGCGGCACAGAACGCAGGCCAGGAGATTATGAGTTCCTTCAACATTGATACCAGCGGAGCGGGATCCGCAGGAGCGAACCTGATGCAGAGCGTGACAGATGGAATCAATACAGGAACACCAGAAGCCCAGGCAGCGGCACAGAACGCAGGCCAGGAGATCATGAGTTCCTTCAACATTGATACCAGCGGAGCGGGAACGGCAGGGACAAGCCTGATCGAGAGCGTGACCAGTGGTATCACAGCGAACGCAGGAAACGCCCAGGCGGCGGCCCAGAGCGCAGGCCAGGAGATCATGAGTGCCTTCAACATTGATACCAGTGGAGCAGGATCCACAGGAGCGAACCTGATGCAGAGCGTAACGGACGGAATTACATCCGGAACCGCCGGAGCAGAAGCAGCCGCTCAGAGCGCAGGCCAGGGGATCATGAGTTCCTTCAGTATTGATACCAGTGGAGCAGGATCCGCAGGAGCGAACCTGATTGAGAGCTTGACCAGCGGTATCACCGCAAATGCAGGCAGTGCTCAGAGTGCCGCTCAGAGTGCGGGACAGAGTGCTCTGGATGCAGTGGATAACTTAAACGCCACCACAGTAGGCACGAATATGATCAAAGATATCGGTTCCGGAATTACTTCCGGATCAGGAACCACAACTTCAGCAGCACAGAAAGCAGGAACGGACGCCATGAACGCCTTCCGGAACGCGGTATCATCAGCCAGCGGACTGGGAAGACAGATGATGTCCAACGTTGCCTCTGGTATCAGCTCCGCCGGATCCAGTGCAGTCAGCACCGCGTCCAGCATTGCATACCAGATCAAGGCAGCATTCGAGAACATCCGTATCACGGTTCCGAGACCGTCCCTGCCTCATGTAAATGTATCCTACTCAACAGTAGGAAACGGAAAAGCAACAGCTTCCGTCCCGAACTTCTCAGTCAGCTACTACGCGAAAGGTGCGATCATGAAAAAACCGACCATGTTCGGCATGAACGGCACAAGCCCGATGATTGGAGGAGAAGCCGGTGAGGAAGCGATCGTTCCACTGGACAGCCTGTGGAACCGGATGAGAAATGTAGTCATGAATACGTTTACCATGTTCTTCCCTGGTGGAAAGAAACAGTCTGATCCGGCTAAGGAGAAGAATACTGTTACCCAGACCAAGGAAAAGACAGAGAAACAGCAGACGACTACAACGAAGCCGGAAACGAAGCAGACACAGCCACAGGGCGGAACGAAGTACCAGACGTACCATGTAACAATGAATATTGACGCTCAGAGCATTGATGATCTGCGTAAGCTGAAGAAACTGCTCTCTGAGCTGGATGGGGATAACGACCCAGTAACGGCATAGGGAGGACAGCATCATGATCTACGTTGATGAGAAATATCTGACCATAGCCGGGAAGAAAATTCCCGGCCAGGTGCAGAGTGTAACGATCACGGAAGAGGGCAAGATCGAGGATAAAAAGAACAGCAAGGGCAAGGTTACAAAAGCAAACCAGCCCACAGGGTTCGAGGCAGCCAAAGTCGAAGTATCCATGTACTTCGAGGAAGACGGCAGCTATACAGCAAAGGAACAGATCCAGTACATTCAGAGGTTGTTTAAGACTACAAAGCAGAAGAAGCAGAAGAAATACAGGATCGTAGAGACACAGTGTGCTGCAAGGGGCATCACGGAAGTGTACTTCAATGGGTTCACGACCACGGAAGATGTCAACCAGAGCTGGTTTACCGGAACCTTGTCCTTTGTAGCCCCTCTGATCGTGAGCGTGTCGGTTGTGAAGACCAAGGCACAGAAAGCCAGGGAAAAAGCAGCGGCACAGAAAAAAGCAGCGGCAGCGAAGAAAGCAGCTGCCAAAAAGAAGACAACCAAGAAAACCAGTAAAAGTCCTGCAAAGGATACCAAGAACAAGACAGCAGCAAAGAAAGCAGCCAAGAAGGTAGTGAAGAAGACTACCAAGAAAAAGACGACGAAAAAGAAGTGATGTAAATGTACAAGAAACTGACAGCTCCGGAATACCACCTGATCCTTCAGACTGTAGAACTGAATGACGGCATCTATATCAAATACAAAAGCAGCAAAGCGGCACACTGCGACACCTGCAAGGTGTTTTTTGCAGAGGACGCGCTGGAGGCGGTAAGCACCGCGGATGTCAGCGACTGCCGGGTAGATATGGGGAGCGAGGAAGACTTCGAGAACATTATCGACGGAAGAGGAAACTGGCAAAACGACGGAACAGAGCTCTTGATCCAGGACGGGATGTGGAGACTTCTGGACACAAAGATCACAGCGACCTTCGTGGACTGCCATCCGCAGGAAGCGATACGCTACATCCTTACTCTTTGCGGTGTTACGGACTATATCCTGATCGAAGACTTGTATGACACCAAGAAAACATTGACGATTGACTCCAAGAACGGGCGGGATGCCATCCAGGAGGTAAATGCAGCCTGGGGACTGGAAGTACCGTTCTTCTACTGGGACGATACTTTCTACTGGGGAAAACGCCCAGAACAGGAATATCTGTACGAGCTGAACGATTCCAACATCCTGGAGCTGGAGAAAAGTGGAGGATCCTGGACGGCGGAAGTGATCGGCGTACCGTGGATCCATCACTCCCAGTATATCAACATTAACCATGAAAACCTCATTGCAGTAGGCGAAGTTGAAAGCGTAACGGTGGAATCCAACGACAAGGGAATGATGGAGATGTACATTACATTCAGGGAGGTAGAAGATGGATAAACTCAAAAATTATGTCAAAACAGTGATAAAAGACTATCTGAAGAAAGAGCTCCCACACACCACCCTCCCCGGAGCAATGGTGGCAGTAGTCACAAAAGCGGAAGATCGTTATTACACACTGAAGATCCTGGACAGGAACCTTCAGGAAGACAAGAACTTCCCAGAGATCCCGTCTGTGGCGTCTAATGTGGAATGTGAAAAAGGCGAGCTTGTGGTGGTCGTGTTCCTTTATGGCATCATAGCTCCCTACATCGTGGGGAGGTATGCAAAGTGAGACTGACCGGAACAGACGACACCGACATTGCCCTGGACCAGTATGGTCAGCCGGTAGTGGGAGAGGATGGAGATGTCCGACTTGTATCTGAAGAGGACTGCTGGATCCAGGATGTGTGGATGGAAATGCTCACAGAGGAAGGCGAACTTCTGCACGAAGATGAGGAGGGACGGTGGGCTTACGGCTTCGGCTACGGGACAGTCCTGAACGGATTGGATTCTGAAGAAGCGAACGAAGAGATCTACGCCAGGACACGGGAAAAACTGACAAAACGGGACTATATAGAACCGGACAGCATAAAGACCAGCATCACCGCGCCAGACCGCAAAGGACGGCGGACTCTACGGGTGACATACAGCCCACTGGATACTGAAAAAGAAGTGAACAAAGACATTAGAATAGACGGGGCGGAGGTGACGATCGAATGATACCGTCTGAAATCATGGACAAGATCATCCGGGTACCGGATGAAGAAGAGGAAACGGAAGCAAAAATCGAAGAACTGAAAGAAGCCGGTTTCGTGATCACTAACTTCTCGAAAGGCGGCGTGTTCTACATCCTGCTCCGAATAGCCATACACATAGGCGTGCAGCTCAAACAGCTGGCCGTGGATCTGATCAACAGTGCATTTATGAAACACTGTCCGGACGACTGGGTAGAGATCAGAGCCGCAGACTATTCCAAGACACTGGATGAGGGCGAGAAGACAGAAGGCTATCTGACAATAACCAGGAAGGATACAAGCCAGGCTGTCCGAATTGCCAGAGGGCACCCATTCCGGACAACTCCGGACGCATATGGCGGATATCTGAGGTTTTACGCTTTAGAAGATACAATCCTTCCAGCAAACCAGGCGACACAGAAGGTGCTGGTGCAGGCGGAGGAGATTGGGGCAGCTTACAACGTGGAGGCTGGAAAGATCACAGTATCAATGGTTCATATCGAAGGGGATGCCACAGTCACCAACGAGGAAGACTGGATCACTAACGAAGGCCAGGAGAAGGAGACTGCGGAACATCTCCGAAAACGCTGCATTAACAGCCGGGCTCTGATTGCAGAGCGGACGATCGACAGGAAGTTGAAGAGTACCGTAGAAGAGGTCCCTGGCGTGGCAGTAGCTTATATTGATTCCCAGCACCCACGAGGCCAGGGAACGGTGGACATCATCGTTACCGGAAACAGCGGAACAGCCAGCCTGGAGCTGATCGAAGACGTTGAGGAAGCGATCGAACCACTGACTGGAAGCTATGGGGACTATCTGGTCAAGAGCTCCACACAGCAAAAACAGGACATTGAGATCACGGTCTACATTGAAAAGAACGTGTCTACAGCCGGGTATCAGGACACCATCGAGAGCCTGATCCGGAACATGATGGACATTAAAACCAGGGATGAACTGAATGTGCTGTACCGTGATAGCATCATCGGAACGCTTCTTCCGAACATTCCACGGTATAGAAAGTGCCTGATCACACAGCCTGCGGAGGATGTTCACGTCCCGATCGGCACCGTTATCGTGCCGGGGGAGATCAAAATAACAGTCCTGAACGTGACATAAGGAGGAGATAATGGATAAATTCAGAGATTATATCTGGTATCTACTCTCCAAGCCCTTCAAGATACTGAAGAAAGCACAAAATCAGTGGTGGATCTGGGCGAAGGTCATGGGAGGCTGGTGGGACGAAGTAAAGGACGATCTTCAGAGAGCCAGAGACGAGACGACCATAGCAACCTGTAGCGACATCATGCTTCAGATCCATGCTGAAGACCGAGGCCCGGATGGGATAACCCAGTATGTAGGCGAGTCAAACGACGCCTTCCGCTCCAGGATCGCCATGTACGACGAGACAGAGAGACTTGGAGGAACGAGAGATGGCATCATCCTGGCGGTCAACTCGATCGGCTACGAAGATGTGGAGCATGTGTGGCTTCCACGTTACAACGGAGACTGGGACCGGTGGGCGGAGTTCATTATTATCATCAATGAGGATGTAGCGAACCCACAGCCGACCAGCACAGCCAACCTGATCCGGGAAGTCCGGGACAAGAAAGAGTCTACATCGAAAGACAACTACCTCATCCGGTACTATGCGGACGTGTGGAACAAACTGATCAGCGAGATGGATACAACCTATCTGCTCCGCAGCCATTTCTATAAGCAGAGATATCTGGACGGAAGCAGGAAACTGGATGGATCCAGAACACTGTCCTATTCAGTAGGACGGATTGAACTACTGCCGGACTACTTGTTCCAGACAGAAACACAGGTTTCTTTTCTGATACAGGCTTCAGCTGAATACACGGCTCTTGTGGACCATAAGACGGTTCAAGACCAGGAATATGAAGTTCTGATGAATACCAGGTACCTGCGGAACACAGACATGCTGATCAGCCTTGCTGGTGACTTCCTTTTCCAAGTGAGAGAGACATGGAAATGGCATCTGGAAGCTAGGAACGAGTACCACATGGCAGCGAGACAGGAACAGGATATAACTCCAGCCTACGGGATCCGAATGACAACTATATTCTTCCCAGCCAGGCATCTGGATGGAAGCAGGAAGCTGGACGGATCCAGAACACTCAGCGGAGCTATAGGAAGGATAGAAGGAGACACCGGATACCTGCTGGATGTGCAGAATAAAATCATTAAAACCACCAAGCAGGAGCTGGAGAACGTGATGGATGTACAAATGAACGTACTCCCAGAAGCGACTTCAACAGCGAGAATGACAGTGAAATTCTGGTACGGCAGGAGACTGGATGGAAGCAGGAAACTGGATGGATCCAGAACACTCAGTACCCTGACCGGACGGATTGAAGCAAGAAAAGACTATTTATTTGACGTTTACACGGTAGCCCAGGGATCTGGAAGTATCGGGTAAACAGAGAGGAGAATGAAATGAAGTACACTATCTCAGACGTTCATAGAAAGAAGATCGCCCAGGCGACACACAGCGCGGGAAAGATCGCCACAGTCGCCCAGATCGCACTTGGAACGGGAGGCGTAGATGGAAGCGGGAATGTAAAAACACCAGCTGGATCCGCAACGAAGCTGACCGCAGAGGTCATCCGAAGAGCATACACAGCATCCGAGAAGGTGGACGACGCCTGTTATGAATACGCTCTTGTCCTTGCGGAAAATGAATGCGTAGGAAGCAAGATCAGCGAGATGATGCTGATTGATTCAGAAGGGGATCCGATCTGCTTCCTGAATTTCCTTCCGAAGCAGAAAGACGACATCAAAGAGACCTACCGGATCCGCAACCACTACTCATAATATGGAGGCGTGACATGAGCAATCTGAAATACACTCCGGAATACAAGCCGGAAATGAAAGAGTGGGACATAGATACCACTGATTTATATGAAAACTGGAATGAAGCACACAGACAGTTTTTAGGGAACGATGCAGCCATCGTCCAGATGATCGCTGATCTTGGACTTTCCGTAGTTGACGGAAAACTGTGTGTAACTTATGAGGAGGAATAAAGAAATGAGCAAAGTAACAAGCCCTATTATGACAGATGAAACAGGAAAGGACATTGCAGAAAAACTCCACACCCTGAACATTTTGAAAGGCATAGAAGTAGGGAGTAGCCTGGAGAAAGTAACAACCATGCAGGAGATCAGAAGAATCGTGCAGTCAGGAAAGGCTGCGGATGTCTTCCAGATCGGCGACCAGATCATCGTTCCGTGGACAGACACCAAAACCGGAACAAAATACTCTGTACCGATGGACGTGATCAAGATTGCAAACGTCACCCTGAAGGATGGATCAGAGGTTCCTGGTCTTTATTTACAGTGGCATTATGCAACACCGTTCGGCGTACAGTTCGACCAGTACGAAGCATTCTACAAAGCAGAGTCAGAGCTTCCGGCTGGCACCTACAACATCATTGTTGGAGCAAACTGGGGAAATAACTGTAAGGCAAACGAGACCTACCAGTTCACACTGACTAAGCCGGTGCCAGCAGGTGGTCTCCTGGCTGGATTCTATGGAATGCCCGATCAGGCCCCAACAGCCTGGAAAGTATATTCTTTCGCAGACGGAAACAGCGCAGCCATTGAAACGGTGTCCGTGACAGCCGGATCCGGAGGCACAAACCTGGGAACCTTCCTTCCTGCTGGTGATGGAAAGGTGAACAGTCTACATCGCCTGGCTTATGGCTACAACAGATGGAGTCAGAGCGCACTCAGACAGTGGCTGAACAGTGATGCAGCCGCAGGAGAGTGGTGGGCTTCTCAGAATGACTACGACAGAGCCCCTGATCAGCTGTCCCAGAAGGATGGATTCCTGAAAGGATTCGAGGCTGACTTCCTGGAGTGCATCCAGCCGGTTAAAGTAGTCACAGCTCTGAACACCGTGACAGATAAGTCTGACGGAGACACGGAAGTTACTTATGACAGGTTCTTCCCTCTGTCCCTGGAAGAAATGTACATCGAGCCACAGTTAGCCGGAGAAGGCGAGGCTTGTCCTTACTGGAAACACGCTTCCGGACTGGCCGCCAAGATGAAACAGTACCAGACATATCCACAGATCAGAACCTTCGCGATTGAAAACCACATCTCACCGCAGAACGTGCGACTGCGTTCAGCTGGTCGCGGCGGCGCCTGCAATCCGTGGAATGTGGACGCGTCGGGCTACGTCAGCAACTACACCGCGGTCTACGCGTATCGGTGCGCCCCGGCTTGCGCAATCTGCTAATCGGCTAATCACGGGCGGACACCTCCGCCCGTGGAGGAGACAGAAATGGTACGAAAAGACGAAAGAGGGGAAGGCAAGTTCGACGCACAGACAAAAGCCTTGGAGCTTGCGACCTATACCGTAAACATAACAGATAATCCCAAAGTATTTACACCAGACCACGAAGACACGACGAAGAAGATTGTGGCGTATGCAACAGATATATACCACAGGACAAGAGTGGCAAATAACATACCATTCAAAACACCTGAGGCTGGAGCTGAGAGAAACCGGCTCCAGAACATAGCTATTGCAGAATGCGAGAGTCTTCGATCAGAGATACAAATTGCAAAGATGGTCTTCCATCTGCGGATGAAGCGGGTAAAATACTGGGATGATTTAATAGTAGAAGTGCATGATTTACTCCAAAAATGGAGAGATTCAGATGCCGACCGTTCCAGGAGAATGAGATCCCTGAGACGTTGACATAGGGCAGTAGGCTGTTATCTCACCGCAGAACGTGCGACTGCGTTCAGCTAATCGCGGCAACGCCAACAATACGTGGAATGTGAACGCGTCGGGCAACGTCAACAACAACAACGCGATCAACGCGAATCGGTGCGCCCCGGATTGGATACTTTAGACGTGCGAAAAGGCTTCACATAGTGAGGTTGCAGGGAAATGAAGTATGCAAGGAGCCGAAAGCCCTGCCACTACGGTGGTGAACAATAGAACGGCGATGCGGTCAGCCTGCGGGCTGGTACCGCTATCCACGCCGCGACAACGACGGGGAGATGGAATGGATACAGAAGAAATAATAGGCTATGAAGCACTGTATAATTCCATGATGAAATGCAAGAAAGGCGTCATGTGGAAGGACAGTACCGCATTTTTCGTCCATAACTGGATGAGGGAGATCGGGAAGCTGGAAAGACAGCTACATGATGATACATACCAGGAGAGACCTCCGAAGTTCTTCAAGGTGATGGAACCTAAAGAACGGGAGATCATGAGCATAGCATTCCGGGACAGAGTGTATCAGCGATCCCTGAACGATGTGGAGATATATCCGAGATGTACACGATCCTTTATTTATGACAATCACGCCTGTCAGACTGGGAAAGGTCCTGACCTGGCAAGGAAAAGGCTAAAATGCTTCCTGCAAAGATATTACCGGAAGCACGGAGCTGACGGATGGGTTCTACAATGCGACATAAAAGGCTACTACCCAAACATGACCCATGACGTGGCAAAGGCTACCCTGCGGAAGCATCTTCCAGATGAAAGCTACCAGATGGCGGCCAGGATCCTGGATAACTTTCCAGGAGAAGTTGGATTCAATCCAGGCAGCCAGATCGTCCAGATCGTCGGTATCACAGCCTTGAATGACCTAGATCACTACATAAAAGAAAGACTCCTGATGGAGATTTATGAGCGATATATGGACGATTCAGTTATGATATACCACGAAAGAGAGAAGCTGGAGATCTGTCTGGAAGTGATCGAAGGAAAACTTGCAGAGAAGGACATGAAACTGAATAAGAAAAAGACTCGAATATACAGCCTGAGAAAAGGAATCCTGTTCCTGGGCTTCTGGTTCTATCTGACAGACACCGGAAAAGTCATGGTTCACATTGACCCGAAGAAAGTGAAACATGAGCGCAGGAAACTGCGGAGGATGGCTGGATTGGTAAAGAAAGGCGAAAAGACACGAGAACAGGTTGACGAGCATTTTGATTCATGGATGAGACATGCTTCTTATGGTGACTCATATAATTTTCAAAAGAACATGAGAGAATTTTATAGAAGTTTATGGGAGGATAACGACAATGATGGAATACAGGAGACTCAGCGGAACGATCGCGGATAACCGCGAAAAAGAAGGTCTGAAGGCTGATGTAGAACGCCAGGAGGCAATATTGGAATATATCGCCCTGGCTGCTGATGTAGAACTTCCGGATGATTCAGAAAGCGAGGGAATGAGCTATGAACAGTAAAAAGAAGATTGAGAAGTACAAAAGATTCTACGAAAATGGATTCTGGACCAAGAAGATGGTTGCCACCCTTGTGTACGATGGAAAGCTCACACCTGAAGAGTATGAGGAAATAACAGGAGAGACCTTCGTAGAGGAAGGAGAGTAATCTACAACGCCACGACATCCGGCTCTTGCAGGGATGGGCGTGGCGATTAAGGAGTAAGCATGGAAGAGATCCTTTTGAGAGTGAAGATGTGCGTTCCTGCAAACGGGACTATGCTGAATGATCTGAACGATCTGATCATCAAATACATGGAAGAAAACGGGATAGATTGCTACTCAGTTGACTCCAAAATAAATGTCAAAACAGGGGAATGA